TGCCTCAACCAAATAAAAATGAAACATGTAAGGAATTTTTTAGACGATTTGAGGTATTTGAAAAAGGACGTGGTGCTCGTAATGCTCAATATACAGGCGCACTTACTGGATTATCACACGGAGTTGAATCTATAATTTCTAGTTATTTAACTGGAATTGAAAAAAAGAATGCATATCAACAGTCAGATATACTTAAAAAGGAAGCGGGCATTCAAGGTCCTGATCCAAACAGAAGTAAACAATCAGGTGGTAATAAATCTAAACAAAGTACATTCCGTAAGAATAGAAAGTCTCATGCTAGAATCGTCCAAAATGGATCTATTTATGCCAGAAAGCGCGAAACTCGTCGTTTAAAACACAAGTCTAAGAAAACGGAATCAAAGTAGTTCTATTTTTTAGTTTGAAAAAGATGGCATTTATACAGAAGTATTTAATTGATAACGCAATTGGTGGAGCACATGGATCTCATTCAGTATACTGGATTACATCGGACGTATTTAACCAACTTCCTATTAAACCATGGAAGTTTAATAGACCACCTGATATAGACCGTATTACTGAAATTAATAGACATATGAATGAATCTAAACGAATGGATGGAATAATCTATTTAGCTTGTGTAGATAATGAAATTGTATGTTATGAATCAAATCATAGACGTGAAGCTTTACGAGGACTTGAAGGAATGCATCCACTTTTAGTAGATATTATTTGGGATGCGACTGATGAACAAATTAAATCAGAATTTATACGATTGAACAAAGCAGTATCTGTTCCGGAACTATACATAGCTGAAGAAGCAGATGTAGTTATTACAGGAATTAAAGAGGCTGTTGATAAATTTTGTGAGAACTATGCTTCTCATAAAGTTGGATCAAATCGCCCACAGAGACCCAATTTTAATCGCGATACAGTGATTGATGAATTTTATAGAATTATGAAAGAAAACAGAATTGGAATTGATGAACTCGTAACACGTCTTCAACGTTTGAACAACGAAATGACTGGACGTGATAAAAGCAAGTTACCTCAAAAGGTAATTGATAAATGTGAAAAATCAGGACTTTGGTTATTTGCTTGGAGTTCTAAACTGAACGCAAATGAATTAATCTAAAAACGGATTCTATTGATTAATGATTATTTTTAATCAAACAAAATGAACACCCAAACTATTCGTATTAACAATGAAATCGATGCGCTTCATGCTCATAATGTACAGCTTGCACATGAACGCAAGTATGAAAATATCCAAATGAACCTTGAGAAAATTAAAGAACTTGAAATTAAAAAATCAAAAATCAATAAAGTTGAAGAACTCACAGAAGTTATGACTTTCCTAAACACAGGACTTCATAAATACGATAGCACAAACTTAGAACATCAGGAACATAGATCGTTCAATGGTCAAACAGGTACTATCAATGATACTACAAGTATTGACAAAATACTCTTTAAATTAATGTTTAAAGCAATTGTTGAACTCAATCAAAAGATTGGTCCACTAAATCCTCCAACTGAACCCCTTAAATGCAAATGCTGTAAGGGGTTTGGTAATGATCTTGTCCAAGAGAACGGATACTGTAGACATTGTAAATCTTCTTAAAAAAATAATTATTTTTTAATGTAAATCTGAATCAGTTGTATGCCATGTTTTTCCATGAACTGCGTAAGAATGAACTCTTGCCATTCCCCATGCTTGTTGAGATGCTCCGGGACGGTGACCTGTTCTCCAAGCGGCCATTCCTCGATTATAAACAGTTCTCAAAGTAGAAAGAGGAATTCCAGTTGCTTTAGCAATTTCAGGTAAGCTTTTCACATTTGGATATTTTTTATGAAATTTTTGAGTATAGGACGACTTGCGTGTTTTTGCGCCCTTGTCAGTTTTGAAAGGACGATATGCTTTTGCGGTTTTCCAAGATAGTTTTGATCTCTTTACTATCTCGGAACGACGTAATGTTTTATTCTTGTTAGAAAGTCCTCTATAATATTTTGGAGGCCACAACATTATAATATTTAATTAAATTATAATGAAGCGACAGACTAATTTGTACTATATTATAGGAATAACCGCACTTCTATTATTGGCGGTGTTTTTCGTACCATCTTTAGAATACTTTCGTGGTTCTCCTAATTATTGTACACCTGATAACAGCTGTCTTGGCCAAGGTTGTACACCTGATCCGAATCAACCTTGTTCAAGAACAAGAACAAAAATGAAAACTATTTCAAGAACAGATCCTGATTGGTCCGATTTATTGGGAGGTATGACCATTCCAGTTTGTACCGATGCTTCTGGTGTAACTATTTCACCTGATAAATGTTCAGCATGTTCAGAATGCGGTGTTTTAAACCCAAGCAATGGCAATACAGCTCAAGCCTTATGCGTTCCATTGACAGCTAGCGGTTGTTTAGTTTCCAAACCTCCTAAAGCATTATTAAATTATTTAAACGATGATCCTTCCAATATTTCTTGCTGCGGTATGTAGAAAATTGAATTTTAGTATTTTAGGATACAAGATTATCTTATTCAATATAAAATGAATAAGAAAACTCAAAGAAAGTTTAAAAAGCCGCGTCTAATGTCCAAGACATATTGTAAAAAGACACCGTGTAAAAAGATGGGATTTACTCAAAAAGCAAGTTGTAGACCTTATAAAAATTGTTATAAGAAGTAAATCTATGCCAATCCAAGAAACTCACGTCCAATTTTTGAACCGACAAACATCAGAGCGGTTCCTGTAAGTGCCACAATCGCATGGGTACGCATAGAACCAGTAAGCATCGTAACGTGTGAGGCAATAAGAATTAAAAATCCAACCCAAAACATTGCTACAAACATGTCCATTTTATTATTTACTACGGAGATTATCTATCAATCATTTATAGATTAAACACTATTTTGTATCGCTCTTCATCTGAAAGACCAGTTCGCTGTTTTAAAAATTGAAAGTATCGTTCGGCTAATTTATATTCAGCTGGTTTCTTGTCTTTCATGACTTTTAGACGAACTTTCATAATCATTCCTACCTGCCAAATACGTTTGTGAGAATACTTTTTTGCCTTGTACAATCTTTCTAACTTCTCAATTGTTTCTTTAACATCTGTGACGGTTGTATATTTTATAGGTATTGTATCGTCAGGATTTTTATCAATATAGACATCAAAACTCTTATCAGGATTTCCGGGATTAAATAGAAAATTTCTTGCTGTTTTATTTTTTCCATTTCTTCTTAGTTTGCGTGTTTTCATTATACTATATAAATAACTAAAAACGGAAACTTAAAGAGAATAAACTTTTTTAACTAAAAAATGAATCGTTTAAAACGAGAAGATATACCAGAGAGGCATGGTAAAATATGGGAAGCTAAAGAAGAAGAATTTATTCTTGAAAAAGTAAAAAATAAGGTTCCTATATACATGATAGCAAACGATGTAAAAAGAACACCAAACGGTGTATATTCACATTTGAAGACAATTGCATGTAAATATATTGATGATGGAATGTTGATAGAGGAAGCATCAAATCTAACAGGTGTTACAATACCGGAAATTCAAGAATTACAAATAACACAAGGCATAGCTAAGAAATTTAAAAAACCTATTAAGGAAAAAGATCTTTCATATGATGAACGAGTTTTAAAGGAAGCATTAGAACGTATTGAAAAACAAAAATTTGAAAATGATGTTTTAGCAAAAATTAATGAACTACGTAAACAGAAAATACTATAATTAATAAAAACGGAACTGTATTAGTTCTATTTTTTAATTGTAAAACAAAATGGCAACTCATGATATAATAAAACAATTATGGGACTCAGAGGTAAATGATATTCAAAATGAATTAGAAAAACCTATTTCTGAATTTAAGTTAAAACATAAAACTTCTCATTCAGAATACGATTTCGTTGATGAACTTAAAATAAATGAAATTTATAAAGAATTTGTAGACTCAGCACGCCCTTCAATACATGTATCGTTAAAAACATTTAAACTAAACGCTATGTCTGATAAAAATTCACGCATACGTGATAGTATTGTAGATACAATTAAAGATATCAGATCATTATGTATTAAGTATTCAAAATTACAGACTGAATTAAAAGAAAATAAACAGGAAATTGAAGATACTATAATTGATGAACAAAACCAATTAAGAGAATCACGTAAGAAACTAGCAGATGCTAAAGTACATGTATCTGCAGAAGAAGCTCGTCATGATTTAATGACAAACAAAGACAGTCCATTTCTATTTCGAAAATGGCTAAAACAGATACAAGAATCGGGACCTGAGTATATAAGAAATTCACCACCAGATGATCCATATCCACACCAGACTGAACAACTTGTAGGAGACTATGTTGGAAAACATGTTATTCAACTACTCGGTTGTCATTGCGGTAACAATGCATGGTATCGTATACATCCAAAATACGAATGGAACTACGATTCTGGACAATGGAATATTAAAGCTCTTAAAGGACCTTGTTCTCACTGGTCTGGTCATACTGGATATTGTTGGGAAGGAACGATGTCACGTGAAAATCTCACATATGCAGCATGTAGCTATGGAAATACAACTGTACCTGGAAGATAAACTATAAAAACGGAAATTTACAGAGAATAAACTTTTTTAACTAAAAATGCCTTTTACTAAATCCGAACGAGAGTTTCTAGCTAAGCAATTTGCAGATATTAAAACAAGGCTTTCTATCTTAGAAGATTATATTCAGAAAGAAAGTATTGAAGAAGATGAAACAATAGATACAGTATTGTTTGAAAAATTAAGAGCTAAACGTCTTGAGTTTACAGGATGTAATCCGCAAATTCCAGTATATACAATATGCAATAATAAAACTTTAGAAGAAATGTGTAAATATAAACCATTATCAATTAATGATCTTAAAAAAATAAATGGAATTGGAGATTTTAAAGCAATGAAATATGGGGATGGATTTATCAAGGTTATTACTGATCATGTTCTTGGATTATAATTAATAAAAACGGAATCGTAAAGATTCTATTTTTTAATTGTAAAGCAAAATGGATGATATGTATGAAATTTCTGTATTTGAATATTCGGATCCTTACAGTGGTCAAGAAATGGTTTCAAGACAAAATGTTGTTAAAGAATTTATTAAAGCGTATAAAGAATTTCTGCCTCCAAATTACTATGAAAAAGATGACATTGTATCATGGAGAGGTCGTACTTGGTTATCCTATGTAGATAAGTCAGGAAATGATAAACCTATGACAGTTATGGTTATAGGTAATATTACAAAAGATCTTGAAGAGGAGATTCAAAGGGCTGTTGAAGATATTTATAAACCTAAAACTGAAGAAGAAGAAGAAGACTTTTAAAAACGGATTAACAATAATTCTATTTTTAACTTTGACAACAAGATGGAACCTATCACACGTGAAGAATTAAAAAAAATAGGTGTAATTGAAGCTGAGATAAGAAGAATAGAGCAGCTCCGTAGGAATGAAGCATATGCTAAAGCGATGAGAGAACAAGATTTGAATTATATTAACCATTGGATACAGAATTATGTCTATGAACCTGTTAAAATGGCAGCAAAAGATGGTAGTTTTAGATATATGGTGAAACTACACAGTCATGGTAAAAATAAAGAGTATCGTGATTATACGGCGGAACGAATTAAGGCTCTGTTTCCAGATTCCGATTTTACAATTATGTTATTAAACGATTCATACACATGTATTCTAGAATGGGACTAAAAGAAATTAAAGAATAGATTTTTGATATGCGATGTAAGTTAGAAAGATTCCATAAAAGTTTTTTGAAATAGTATCGATTAAATTGTACGATAAATTTTTCCACGCAGGAGAAAGCGTAGCTGCTACACCATATAAACCCCAAATAATTGACATAACAATAAATAATGGTAAATTTGAAGAAAGATTTTTAGATACAAAAGAATTATAAATAATATAGAAGGATCCAATCAAACCAGCAAAACCTATAGTATTTGACGTAAATAAATCAAGAAGATTAATTTCATAAAGATATCCAAAAAATAACATCATAGCGTTGAATGCGAATACAATTAATATATCTTTACGGTGTTTGTCCCAAAATGTTTCAAGTGTTTTCTTTTCATCAGGATTATTATTGTAATCAAAGTATAACATAGTTGTTAACAACATGATGGGTGTTGTTATGAACCAATCATGGTAACGATAAAATGTAGCTTCAACAACTTCTTTGAAGTGATATGTATACCATAGGTAAAATGAAAACTGTATTGATGATACAAACGTCTCTAATCCAACTGTTGTTATAAGAATTTGATCAACGGGATTCACAATTAATGTTAATCCAAAAAATCCAATTGCAATAGATATTACTTGGATAAATAGTGAAAAATACAAGCTGTTCACTAACAAATTTTTCATTATACTTATTTTAGACTTAATAAAAACGGATTAACAATAATTCTATTTTTTAGTAACCATATAAAATGGCTACACTTATTTGCAGAGGTAAAGAAATTAATTTTACAATTCTTCAATGGGGAGATGATGATCTTGAATATTTACTAATTAAGAATCCTAGTGATTATGTGCTCGGATATGTTACTCGTGAACGTAAGTTTAGGTATACAGAGTCAGGTAAAGAAACAGAAGTCGATGATCATTGGACACTAGATATTCTCAAAGAGTTTCCTTATATTGAAGATGAAGGTCCATGGATTGTCTACACTTGCTGTCCTGAAGAAGCACAACTCTCCTTCCTAAAGATTTCTTCTAGTGGTGAAGCTCTACACATTCACAACTGGGACACATGGTCTATAGCTGGCAAGGAATCAAAAGTAGCAGTGGTAACTTCTTATGAAGAATACTAAAAAACGGAATCGTAAATATTCTATTTTTTTAACTTCAAAAAATGACAGACTATCCATTCTATACGTGGGAAAGCTTCAGAACAGCATTAGATCTATATCTTAGTAGTCAAAACTATTATAAAAAATATCCAAAATATGCGGAACAGCATGAAATGGGTGGTGGAATTGAAGTTAAAATCGTAGAAGAACTTTTAAAATCAAAAGATCCTCAAGAAGGACTTGATATCTTTGTTTCTGTAGTTCGCTACGCAGGTAGATACACAAATAATATAAAGGATTACATTCCAACAATTATAAGATTGTTTACAGAGGCAGGTGCTAAACCTGATATTGATTCATTATTTAAATTAGAATTTCCTGATGATGATCACTTTGAAGATGAAGTATCACGTTATAAATACAGAGGATGGTTAATTGATGTTTATGATAAGCATGGGTTTGATATGAGAAAGTATTACGACTGGTCTTCAATTGAAGCAAAATATTGGGAAGACATTGATGAAGAAATTATTGATAAAGACTATCGTAAAGCCTGTTTTATGGCCCTGAAATATACTAGTGTGTGTTTAAGTAAATTATAAAAACGGAATTTTAAAAATCATTTTTAATTGATAGTAAAAAATGAAAATTTCTCATGGAAACTTTTGTGGATTTTCTGAGTGCAAATACTGCGACCCAGAAAATCGAGATACGGAACCAGGAGTATGTAAAACTAATCAATGTGATGAATGTGGAAACTTATATGATATGGAAGATTTTGACAAAGGTTTATGTGAAGAATGTGATAAATATTTATCGTACGGACAAATGAAAAGACTTTACCAATTAGGTATACTTACAATACGCCAAGTCTTTCAAGTATTTGATCTGAACTACACTCTCAAAGATGAGTTCAGATATATACCAACAGATGAACTTATTCCATCCTGTACAGGTTGGAATTGTAGATGTCAAGCTCCATTTGGATTTGGAGATGGTCGGAATAATATATGTAAATATTATGGATTTGAAATTAGTGAAATTACAGAAGAACAAATAAACAAGTATTACAGATTCAATCGTATACCTGTGATGGTGCCTCTAATTATGTACTAAATTTGTAGACTGATAATTTGCTTTACAAGAGGATGTTTATGAAATTCGAAAAATTTACACCACGCCAAATAAAGACGAAATTTTTTTTCATCTTCGCTAAAAGGATACTTTGGATAACATGCTAAAATGTCATACAATGAATCTGCTATTGGATGCTGTTGTTGTTGACGAAGCTGATTAATAAAGTTTGTCAAAACAGAATGTCGTTGTTCAATAGACATTCCATTAATTTTTGTATAAAACGCATCCATTGAATAAGATAGTTTGTTCTCATCTAAACAGATTGTACAAATTCCCAACGCAAATATTCGCAAATCTTTTTCCATATAAAATCATGTGCTATCAAACGATCTCGTGATTTTAGTAGCGGAAAATATGCCTTATATTCATCAAGTTCCAACAGCTCGAAAAACTTGAACAAAATGTACGAGTAAGAAAGAAAATTGGTACGGTCATCAGGACAGTATAGCAAAAAGGGTGCCTGAATCTCTTGAAACATAGTTCTAATCTTTTCTTCAATTTCTGGCGTAATTGTTGGTGGAGGGTTTCCGTTAAGTCGAGAAAGAATGTGAGCGGCATGTTCATAATATTTAGACTTATTCAATTTCTTCAAAATATCACGTATTTCTTTTTCAGTCATTTGACCAATATTTTGAATTCTTCGTTTCTTAATTTCACTAATAACTTCATGTATAACTTCATCAGGAATAATTGTAGATTCTTTTGCCTGAAATTGGTTTAAAATTTCATTCAAATGATTGATCTTCTTATAAGCATAATTGTTACGTTCTTTAGGAGGATCACGAAATGAAGGAAAATCTGAAACTACCATAATGTATTCTTCAGAACCACATTTAGGACAAACAAGTACACCTTCAGATAACAACTCTTCACGGGCAATATTACACGATTCACAATGTTCAGTTACAACTGGTTTCATTTCTGAAATATCAACTCCCTTTAATTTCATACGAGTCGCATACTCTTCAAAGAGTTGTTTCTTGCTTTGACTGCCATTATCACTTGCCATGTTTGTAACCAAATATTTAACAAACGTATTTTCATCAACACAGGAAGACGCAACCTGTTTAGGTTTGTCTGTATTTCCATAATAATGTAACATTATATCAGCATTTTTTACATAGTAATCTTCGATAGGATTCTTACTATATAACTTAGTTCTCAATTCTTTTAATTCACGCTCTGCTTTAGAAGCCTTTATAATTTCATCAATTGAACTTGTTACAGACAAGTCTTCAACATCTTCTTCTAATTTTGTACATTGTTCTTCAATTTCAACTGTATTTAACTTTGTATCCTTTATGGATGATATCATTGTGGAATGGATATGATCAAGCGTACCTTGAGTTTTTAATTGACTCGGTGAATCAACTACCTTTTTTACACGGAACACGTTTTCCATTATTGTTCTCACTTAAACGTTATTCTTAAAATACTACTTCGTTATAAAAAACAAAAGAATTCCAGCCGCAAGAATTGTTGGAATCATTGTAGTATCGAATCTATTTGTGAACGATTCTTTAGGTGCTGGTTTACATTTAGAAATATCAGCTTTCGTACAAAGAGTTGGATCAAAATCAGCAGATAAGTTAGTCGTCAAAAAATACGAATCACCTCCACTTGTTACCTCGCATGTATAACAATCACAAGGTGGAGACCCGTCAGCTACCATAGCTGTGAATAAATAGTAAGGATCAAGTCCTTCAACATCTTCTATAATTCCTGGAATTAAACCACGCAAATCATTAGATAAAAATGATAAATCTTGAATTCCTGCTGGAGGATTTCCACCGCCTGGAATGTTGTTAATGTAGTTATAACGTGACTGTACAGAACCATCTATTGCTGTACAAGTACCACCGGTATTAATGAAGAAACGATTACCAAGTGGAGGGTCTCCGGTAATCATGCCCTGTATGTAGGTTGAAACGGCTCCTAAATTGGTACTGACTTGACCGAATGTTCCATTAGAACCAACACCTAACGAACTAGGGCTTGGAATAGAATCAGAATAGCTGTAATCAGGACCCATCATATCAACGCTCGCATTATCAAGATTAGACCATATGGAATTGTTATCAAGATCTCCCATTACTTTTAATATAGTTTATAAGTTGTTCTCGAAAAACAGAATTTGTAAGCGCACAGGGTCTTTGTTCCAAGATAGATCGAACTGTAGACTCAAAATCATATCCAAATTTTTTCACACAGTATAAAAGTGTTAAAAATCCACTGCGATTAATACCACATTGACAGTGAACAAAAATAACCTTTGAATCAGGTTCTCTTAAAAAGTTATCCATTGCATTTGAAAAAGCGGGATACCAATCGAGTATATTTACATCTTTGTTATCATGAGCGTTAATACAAGCGTATTTTGTAGGATTATGATCACGAAACCACTGTGGACTATCTGATTCTTGTGCGCAATTAATTACATGTGTAATTTGGTTTTCGTTTACAAAAGTAGGTGTAAGCATGAATCCAGCTCCAAACATTATAGAAACGTGAACTTTAGCTGGAGGATCAAGCATCCAACCTCTAGAATTCTGACGATAATGTTTCCATGGGTCATTCATGTTCAATATTTTATAATATCCAACTTGTCTAAAAACCGTCCTCATTCTAATAAATAGTTCAGAATTCAAATTATGCTGCTACCTAAAGTTCCAACTATATATGCTATAGCTACTGCTACTCCGCCTAATACAGCCGCGCCAGTGTAAGAAACTGTGCCTCCTGTAGTATATGTGTTTGGAATGTACTGAAGAATTAGACTACGTGGGGTTGACAATGAAATAATCGCAGCTGCCAAGAAAACTCCAAAATAAACCATCAAACCTTTAACCGCATAACGAACTGAATTGAAAGTAGCATCGTGATTATATGAAGGTTTTAGTGGTTGTTGACTACTCGTATTGATAGGAGCAATAAATGGATCGCCACCGCCCGTTACCATCGGCACAAATGTAGTTGACTGAGGAAGACTTGGATTTTGAACTGGACCACTTCCCAAAAGAGCACTTAAATCGGTAGCTCCACTATCTTGCATTTATTTAAAAGAGGGTAAATCGCAAGTAGCATCTTCCGCACTATACTGATAACATTTTTCATCTATAGACACAGTTTTTTTAACGACATCAAAAATAGGTAACGCTAAGGTCTTTCTCTTCAGAAATGGTTTATGAAACATCATAATGACCAACCCCATTCCAATTAGAAACGAAATAAATACCATACTCCGTTCATTATGAAGGATTTTTACCACCTGAATCATTTGTTTTGAGACGCGATGAAATTAAGAGATGTTGTATTTTTTGAACATGGCACTTCTTTCGATAGGAATTTTACACATCCTGTTCCAGTGTAATAACGCGATTTGTCACCTGGAGTAGGTAGATCCTTATCGTCACGAATGGGTGGATGAAATACAGATACAATTAAAAATCCAACGAGCATTCCGATGAATAAAGATAGAATGTGTATCATCCTCTTTGTACAATGTCTATAATTCGTTTCATTGTTTCATGATGATCACCTGACCATGTAAGAAATAATGGAGAATTTGAGAAAGACGGACGTACGCCATAAATCTCATTTGGAGACCAATCGCCAAAATTTACAATTATATCGGCAATACTGAAGATACCTTCCCATGAATAATCAGAGCTATCACGATTTTGTAAAAGAGCAGGTGTATCGATTAAAACAACAGGTGGAATTGTATTGACTGTTGTTTGAATGTTTGTTTTACCATTAGCTGAACGGTTTGTGAATAGCTCATAAAAGTTAGACTTTAACTCTGCGTTGGCTCCTCCAACAAGGACGACAACACATGATGGCATTATACTATTTATATCAAGTTTAATACAAAATTCGTTTTTATTCACCTATAATGATAAATGGATCAAAGCGTTTTGGAAAAGATCCAAGATCCTCGTGTGGAAAATCATTATAACATGACATCTACATCAAAGCAATTTCCTCCTCCTGCCCATGGTGGTAGAATTCCAAATTTTAACGATCCGCAACCCACACTGGCCATGACTTACAAACCTTACAAGGAAGGTCAACCTATCCTTGGTCATGAGCCCCGTATGGATCTTATTGGTCACTTACATAAAAGTACTCCATTAAACACTGTTTTCTTCAGCAAGGAAAATATTGATGTTCTTCAGGATAAGATTGCCGAACATGTTTGGTTGATGAGCAATAAACAGTATCGTATTGATCGTCAAAGTGATGATGATTTACAAATTATTATGCGCAGTTATTATTTGATGTTCGGAGAGAACAATGATTCTCGTGTTGCCCAAGAGTTAGAAGATCTAAATCGTCGCGTTATTGGATATGCTAGCGCAAAAATTTATTCTGAATTGGAATTCTATCAATTCTATCGCAAAGATATTGAAGATTTTGCCCCTCCTATTGCCGGTCCTGTTAATACTCAAGTTTATGGTACGCGTACAGGAGAATTGAAATCATTCTTCTAAACCTTCTTCCAAACATAATAAGGTCTTAAACTTTTGCCTTGATAATAGAATGCTCCTTGGTATTTCATGTCATCAAAAGTGTCTAGAACATACTCTTTCATCAAATCAATAAAAGATGCGTCTGGACGATCTTCAATATATAAAACTAAATGACCTCCAGTTTCAAGGTGTTTGTGAGATTTCCTTAAAAAAGGTTTCAAAAACTCCTTCATAAAATGATTTATATCTGTCCAATTTACCATGTTCTCATAAACTTCAACTGTAAAGAAGGGTGGACTTGTAAAAATTAAATCAAACATACCTTCAATTTTAACATTTTGAAATTTACCACGTTTTACTTGATATTTTGTATGATCTCCATTTGCTTTATCGTCAATTATAGCATTATATGCGGGTTGCATTGAATAGTTAGAATCAACACCAACATACTCAACTTTACTTTCTAT